ACCAGCGACCAGCCGGGGCCCTGCCGGGAGGTGAAGGGGTCGCCGTTCAGGAGGGGCTCGACGCGCATGCCGTTGGAGGAGCCCGGCGCGGTGGTGATCGTGACGTAGCCGCCGATCTTGTACCAGCCGTCCTCCTGGATCACGATCCGGTCGGCCACCGTGTCGCCCAGGCCGCCGTTGTCGAACAGGACGGCCGAGAGGGCGTGGATCACGTCGTTGCCGGCCTGGTTCACGCCGCCGGTCATCATCACGTAGTCCGGGTTGGTCAGGGTGTCCGTGATCTCGTCGGACAGCTCCTGCACGGCCGCGTCCGTGGCGTCCGCCAGGGCCTTGAACTGAATGATGTCCGAGGCGTCCTTGGTCAAGGGCGGGTTGCACTGCGGGTACGGTAGCTCCAGGCAGTCGGTTACGTCCACGTCGTCCCCTCAGTTGAGCGTGACCTGCGCGCGGACGTACGCGCGCGTGTTGACCCCCATGGTCGCAGGCCCCAGGGGGTAGGTGATCGAGTCGATGAGCTGCACGTCGTTATCGCCCCGTGACTGTGCCCGGATCGTGTCGCCCGGCTCCAGGGTGTAGTCCGGCACCATTTGGATGGCCCACTTCGACGACAGGGCCACGCTGGCGTTCAGCTCCGCGCGCGCGAGCGTGGTCGCCTGCCCGAGCGTGAGCGGAGTCTGGACCTTGATCACCTTGGTGACCATGCCGAACGGCCCGCCCCACCGCGTCGGGCTGGTGGGTGAGTTGTCCCGGGCCGTCACCGAGAACGGGGTACCGCCGTCGAAGCGCTCCACGATGACCGTGACGGAGTTGGCCGCCCCGTCCCGCCGGGAGATCGTCGGGGCGCCGGACACCAGCAGGCCGCCCGGCTTGTCGGCGACGGTCTGGACGATCGCCCCGACGTCGTACGGCAGCGCCCGCACCACGAAGCTGCCATCCCCCAGCGCGTACCAGCGCCCGCCCAGCGCGCTCGCGAGGTTGTCCAGGGCCTGGCCCCGGTCCTCATCCCACGTCAGCTTCGGCGTCTGCGCGTCGGTCACGTCGTCGCTGCCGAACGTGGCGGCCGGGAGCGCCTCGGCGATCAGGCGCCGGATCTCCGAGAGGACGCTCACGTTGTCCGAGTTCCGGGGCTGCTCGAAGCGCACGCCGATCACGTCGGCGGCCAGGTCGTCGATCTCCGCCGACACGGAGCCGTCCGGGTTGCGGGTGACGTCCCCGACCCGGCCCGTGATGACCGGGAACAGCTCGCGCGAGCCGTCGCCGTACCGGATGCCCGCCCGGACCTGCGCCACCGTGCGGTACGGGGTGAGGGCGGCCGCCGGGTCGCTGCCCGGCCACCACTCCCCGCCCACGGTGAACTGCCCGGTCCGGCTCACCCTCTGCTGGAGGTTGGCCGTGACCTGGCCGCCGAAGACCGGGACGTCCCGGGCGATCACGGCGCCGCCCGGCCCGTCGTACAGGTCCACCTGCCACACGCCCTGTTGCTGCGGCGCGTGGATGGCGGACTTGTACAGCGCCGAGGAGGTGAGCATCAGCTGACCACGGCCCACATGCAGATGGCGGACAGGGTGCGCGAGGCCATGGTGATGGACGCGGGCAGGGAGGTCTGCGCCGCCGGGCCCGTGGCGTAGCGGCCCGTGGCCGCCGTCAGGCCGAAGTTCACCGTGGACGCGCCCGATCCCGCGACCGCGCCGCGCGCAAGGATCGGCGGCGTGGTGCCGTTGCAGAGGAACGTCAGGTAGTACGGGCCCGGCGTCACGGCGACCGGTGCAGTCATGGCCGCCGTCACCAGGCCGGTGCCGCCGAACGCGGCCGTCTGGTCGGCCGACACGGCGATGCGCGTTCCGGCGGCGTTGTAGATCCCGACGAAGTTCTGCGCGGCCGTGAGGCCGGAGCCGGCCGTCGTGATGGACATCATCACGTTGGACAGGGTGGACGGCTCCCGAATCCACACCTTTGACATGAACGGCAGACCTGAGGTCAGGCCGGTCGAGCCGGAGTTGCCGTAGGGGTCGGCCGTCCAGGCCAGCGCGCCGTGGTCGGTCGGGTTCGTCTCAATGGTTCGGTGGATCTCGAACATGGAGTCATTGAGCAGGGTGCCCCAGGGGTCCTGCCCGATGGGGATCGGCATGTTGTAGGCCATGGCGTTATCCTCCGTCGCCGTAGGGGCCCGACCCGAACGGGCCGAGACCGTATCCATCGTCCGGCGCCACGGCAGAACCGCTCGCCACGGCGCCCCACGTCACCCCGGCCGCGATCAGGGCTGCGTACGTGGGGTACTTCTCGGCCAGGGCGCACCAGTTCGCGTCGTCGGTGCCCTGCTTGGGTCCGATGGGCCGGTCGACGATTGTGAACGGGACCTGCCAGCGCCGGTAGGGGAGGCGCTGGTCCGGGGCGATGTAGTCCCGGGTCAGGTCGCCCGGCTGGAGATAGGCGTCCGTCCAGCCGTACACGGCGGGCATCTGGAGCAGGAGCGGGCCGCCTGCGGTGAAGAGGGCGTGCACGTTGGCGGCGCCGGCAAGGCTCTTCGAGAAGATCGTGAACGAGCCGTCGAGCCGTTTGCGGCGCCCGTACAGGTCGGCAGGCACCTCGGCCTGGTAGACGTCGAAGAGGTTCGCGTCGGCGCGCCGGGTCTCCTGCCCGAACCCGACCCAGATGAGGTCGGGCGAGCGGGGGCCGCACAGCCGGTGGATGGCTGCCTGCGGTGACTCGCAGAAGGACAGGGCCAGGTCCGCCCAGGGCCGCAGCGGGTCCTTGAGGAGGACGGTGCCGTCCCCCACCTCGATGTACGGGCCCTGGACGATCGTGCGGCCACCCGGCATGCCGGTCCAGCGGTACCAGACCACGGTGTCGAGCGGGACGCCGGTGTCGTAGTACTGGCCGACCTCGGCGAGCAGGTTCACCGTGTCCAGGAGCGTCCAGGGGCCGGTGGCGGACGGCCCCCGCTCGATCGTCGCCGTGGTCTGGGTACCGGGCTGCGCCGTGAAGTCGGCGGTGAGGTAGATGATCCCGTCGGCCATCAGCGACGTCCCCCGTTGATGATGAGGCGGTCCCGGGCCTGGTTGGACCGGGCGATGCGCGCGTCCACGTGGCTGTCCAGAAGCTGGTTGCCCAGGAAGACCTGGACGGTCGGGCCCATGGTGTCCTGGGACGCAAGCCGCAGGCCACCCACGGCGACCGGGGCCGTGGCGGCCATGTTGCGCGCCATCCCGGCGAGCTCGGCCATGCGGTCCTGCATGCCGAGGCCGAAGCCCTCGGCCGTCCACTGTCCGAACTCGCGCATGAGGCGGGACGGGGAACCGATGCGCAGGAAGTCGGAGACCGCGTTCTTGACCGTGCTGCCGATGTCCGAGGCGATCTCGCGCAGGCGCCCGAGGCGCGCCGTCAGACCGTTGATGAACCCCTGGACTGCGTCCACGCCCGCGCTGTAGAGGAGAGATCCGAGGTCGCCCAGGGCGGACGTCAGCCGGCCGGGCAGCTTGCCGACCTCGGAGGCGGCGCGCGAGACCATGTCCTGGAAGCCCTGCACCGCCCGGTCCCGGATCTGGCCGACGCGTTCGGTCGTGAGGCCGACCAGGCCGAGGAGCTTGTCGCCGATGGACTTGACGAAGGCCTGCGTGAGCTCGGTGATCTTGTTCCAGATGTTCGAAATGAGCGTCTTCGCCCCCTCGAACGCGGCCGAGAAGTCGCCCTTGATCAAATTTACCAGGATGTTGATCACGGGAATGACCACGCCCTGGATCTGCGAGACGAGCAAGCTCAGTGCGCCGGTGATCAACTTCAGGAGCAGGTCGATGATCGGCTGGATCACGGGGAGCAGTTTGTCCAGGAATGCGGCCGTCAGGTTCGCCAGTTCGACGATCAGCGGGGTCAGGGCGACGAGCACCTGGCCAAAGACCTCGGCCAGCTTGGCGATGCTGGGCGCCAGGGCGACAAGGATCTTTGTCAGGACGGGGAAGATCGCCGTGGAGAGCTGGACCAGCGGCGGAAGCAGGGCCGGCAGCACCTCGTTGGCGATCGTGGTGAACAGCGGGACCAGCGCCGTGGCCAAGGTGTCGGCCAGCGTCTTGATGAACGGGATCATGGCGTTGATCGCCATGCCCAGCGCGTCGAACAGAGGTGCGAGCACCGGCAGGAACGCCGTGATCAGCTGGCCTGCCAGGGCGATCAGCGGGGTCACGGCGCCGACCAGTCGGCCGAAGGCCAAACCGACCGAAACCAGGACAGGGCCGAGGGCTTCGATCACCGGACCGAGGGCGTCACCCAGCGCCTTGACCAGCAGCTGGACGGGCGGGCCCAGCGCCTGGAAGACGGGGCCGAGGGCCTGGAGCGCCGTGGAGACCAGCGGCAGCACGGTGACCACGACCGTGTTCAGGGTGGTCGAGAGGGCGGACAGCGCGTCCTGGAAGCCCTTCGTACCGGTCACGTCGGCGAAGGCCTTCGTGACCTTTTCCAGGGTGCCGAACAGGCCCTCCCCGGAGGCGGTCAGCGAGCCCATGATGTTCTTCAGGCCGGTGAAGACGTTACCGCCGATCGTGCCGAGCTGCTTGATCGTCTCCACGGCGATGTTGATCGAGTTCTCCAGCGCGCCGGACTCGAACGCCTTGGTCAGCTTCGAGCTGATCGAGTCCGCCGCCCCGGCCGCCGCCGCCGTCACCCGGTCGAAGGCCGGGGCCGCCGCCGCACCGATCTGACCCAGCGCCGTGACGACCTGGCCGGGCACCCCAATGAGGTTCGAGAGCCCCTGGTTCGCGCCGAACAGGGCTTGACCCAAGGTGCCGTTGTCGGACAGCTCCAGGGCAGCGTCCGCCACGCCCTTGGCCATGAAATTCAGGGTGGTGGCGGTCTCGGCCAGGGCGTTCTTGAACACCGGCAGGGTGCGCTGGCCGAGCGCCTTGATGGACGCGTCCAGCCCGGCGAAGAAGTTCTGCTGGACGGTCTGCTGGACGTCCTTCAGCTGGCTCTTGAGCGCTGCGATCTCGGTGACGACCGCTCGGGCCGCCGGGGCCAGCCCCTTCATTGCCTTGGCCAGGTCTTCGGGCTTGGCCTCGGGGTCGAAGGCCGCCGTGACGGCCTCCTGGACACCCATCATGGCCAGCTTGACGGTGCCGGAGGCGAGCTGGACGGCCGTCAGGCCGGAGACCGCCAGCGCAGCCGCCGGAGCGATCTGCCCGACCGCCGAGGCAATCGAGCCGAGCAGCGCCACCGTGGACGGCAGCGCGGCGCCCGCCGCAGCGATCCCGCCGATGCTCTTCCCGACGTTCGCGAGCGGGCCCGAGAGGCTGGAGAACAGGGACCCCAGGCGCGCGAGCGCGCGGCCGCCGGAGCCGTCCCGGTCGACGTCCACCTCGATGTCCACCTCGGGCGCCGAGGCTTCCAGCTCCGCCACCAGCCCGGCAATCTCGGCGTCCAAGGCGGCCACGTCCGGGTCCAGCGCCACGTCCACCTCGACGTCATCGGCGAGCTGAGAGGCCTCCCGGATGATGTCGTCCAGGTCTTCCTGGAGATTGAGCAGGGACTCCAGCTCGTCGAGCCGGGCTTCCAGCTGGATGGGGTCGGCGGCCAGCTCGGCGTCAGCGATGACCGCGTCCAGGCCGTTGATCAGGTCGGCCAGTGTGTCGTCAGCGTCGAGCAGCGCCTGGAGTTCGATCGCATCGGCGTCCGCCTCGGCCGCGCGCACGATCTCGGACAGCTCTCGTTCCAGCTGAGGGAGGGTTTCGGCAGTCGAGATGATCAGATCGACCTCGGCCTCAGATGCCACGGTCCCTCCCTCTCACGTCACCATGCGGCCATGGCGTTCATGGTCGCTTCCGGATCACTGCCCTCATCATCCCACTCATCCTCGGCGCCGCGTGGGGGCAGGGCCAGGGAGAAATCGAGCTTGGCACGCTCCTTCTGGTCCAGGCCCTTTACGTGGAGCGCGTAGGTGGCGGCGCACCACTCGCCGATGGAGCGCTGCCAGGGGTCCAGGCCGGCGAGGAGAAGGCGGCCGAGGACCTCGGTACCGGCCGAGGCACTGATCAGCTTCTGTGCCTGGTACCACTTCCGGCCCACCACCTGACCCAGGATGCGGCGCCCCTCCTGCTCCATGTCGCGCACCGCCTGATAGCCCTCGGCCACCCCGTCCCGGATGGCGTCCTGCCCGGCCGGGTCGGCGAGGTGGAAGACGATCAAGCTGAGCGGGTTGTGGTGCTGGATCCAGACGGCGGCCGGGGCGTAGGGGAGGTGGACTCTCCGCCCGGCCACCTCGGCTTCCAGTGCCGAGCGGGAGAGGAGATCACTCCCCATCGGCGGAGGGCAGCTGACCGGCAACGTCCAGACCGTCGGTCGACCGCTTCTCCTCGTCGGCGTTCTGCCGCTTGATCAGGCGCCCGAAGACGGCCGAGGTGATCTCCGCCTCGGTGACCTCCCGGGCCACGTAGCGATCCAGGATGGCGCCCCACTGCTCGGGGCCCGCCGAGGCGGCCAGGGCCTGCGCCAGGACCTTGAACGAGCGCAGGCCCGTCGGGTCCAGCTGCGACATGACCATGATCCGCTTGATGTCATCGGTCGGGAGTGGGGCGAAGCGGTACGCCGTGCCCTTGATCTGGATGGTGTAGTGCGTGACGTCGTCCATGGTCACGAGTCTACGACCGGGTCCGGAAGCTGTAACCCCGCTGCGCCGCCACCTCCCGGAGGGCCTGATCCAGGAACGGCCGCGCGCGCGTACCCGGGTGGTTGACCACGCGCGCGTACACGACGCGCCCGCCCACGGTGAAGCGGAGCACCCCGCCCGTACGCCTTGGGACGATCCGATGCGGCCGGGTGCCGTCGTTCACGAACCCGGCGTACTCCAGGTCGGAGCCCACGGTCAGCGAGCCCCGCAGGGAGAAGATCCGGGGCGGCTCCGCCCGGATGGAGCTACGCAGGCGACCCGTACGAACCGGTGCCAAAACCTTGGCCCGATTCACGACCTGACGCCCCGCCTCCGTCAGTTCGCGCCGTGTCGCGTTCGTGATCGTCCTGCTCAGCGCTGCCCGGTCCAGCCTGACCCGTGCCATCACCTACCTCCTCGGCGAGTCCGGCGTTGAGCCAGCCCTGCACCCGGGGCGTGAGCTCGACCGTGGCTTCATCCCCGACGTACATCCCATTGAACGCCGTACGGATCCGGATCCGTACGCTCTTGATCTTCGCTCGTGCCATGGTCAGCCTCCTGGGCAGCAGTTCTGCATGCGGATCGTCACGGTCATGGTGCCACCGATGCAGTTCCCGTCCACCCCGAGCGGCCGGTACTCCCCGACCGCCACCTCTTCGGCCACGGTGCCCTCGGTCGCGCCGAACGCACAGCAGACGGCCGCCTCCATGGAGCCCATGTCGGCGTCCAGCCGGAGGGCGGCTGCCGTCCACTGGTCCTCGGACGGGACGCCCGTGGTGGGCGCCGAGGGGGCGCAACGGACGACGCCCATCTCCAGGGTCAGGGTGCGCTCCGCTTCGAAGCAGGAGACGTTGAAGCGGTCGCCAAGCTGGCGGACGCCGGAGACCCCCTGGATGCGGACCCAGGCCAGGCCTTCGCAGCACTCGTCACGGCTGGTGCCCAGGAGCGGGGTTACCTCGGCCCCGGCGCGCAGCATGACGTGCTCCGGGGCGATCGGGGCGGGGCCGGCCGCCAGCGAGGCTTCCAGGCAGGCCAGGAGGTCCTGGGCGAGGATGATGGCGTTGGTCATGAGACGTTGTACCTCGGTCCGACCAGGTCTGACGAGTAGACGCGCGAGCGCTGCGCCTTGGCCTGCGGGTTGACCGAGCGCAGCCACAGATCCGCCTGCGCCACGCCGGTCAACCCGTTCTCCAGCAGCTGCGCCGGGTCCACCACCTCGACCTGCACCCCGTTGCGCGTCAGGGACTGAAGCTGAGCAGGCAGCGCGCACTCGGCCCCGGCGCAGGCCTTCGCGAATTCGGCCGCCAGGAACCCGGCGGCGATCTGCCCGGCCCGGGGAACGGCGATGCCCTTGCGGTACGTGATCGAGAACGTGCCGGCCTCGGTGTCGGGCAGCTCCATGTCCTGGCACTTCGGCCAGCACCCGCCATCGGTGCGGACCAGCACCGGAATGCCCTTCCAGGAGTCCAGGCGGTACGCCGTGGAGGACAGCTCGACTCCGTCCACCATCACCTGGTCCACCGTGGCCACGGGGCCTTCGAGCGGGACCTCGCAGCGGGCCCGGCAGGAGCATGAGCCCATGCAGCCGCAGTTGCGCCACGTCCCACCGTCGATCCACGGCACCATCCACGGGCCCAGCGCGCCCGTCTGGCCCTGCGAGGTGACCGGGAAGGTCATGTAGCCGCCGACGTTGCCACACTGCGGCGCGCAGGGGCGCAGACGGATGGAGCAGGGGCCGTACTGCCGGCCCGACAACGCCCAGAGGGTGTACGCGGCCCACGTCGTGGCGGCGGCGCGCACCTCGGCGCTGTAGTCGGCCCACCCCGGCGCGCAGGTGACTTCGACGGGCCACTCGCACGGGCCCTGCTCCGGGCTGGAGACCGGGCCCGGGATGGCGGCGTTGATGGCGGGCATCGGTCCTCCTAGGTGAGCTGGACGGTCAGGGCTACACCCTGGTCGGTCCCGTCCGGCGTGCCGAAGCTGGCGGGCAGCGCACCGCCGATGCCGTCACGGTAGTACGCGTTGCGGTTGGCGGCGATCGTCGGGGAGGACGGGGCGATCATCGGGTCCCAGGTCGAGCGAGTGGTGACGCCGAGGTTGAGCAGCCCGCCCTGCCGCCCGCAGACCAGGTAGTGCAGGACCGGCCGCACGGCGACCGGCGTGGGTGTGATCTGTCGGGTGCCGAGGATGCCGGAGTCGATGACCCCGAAGTCGGCGACGAGCGTCGTCGGGAGCACGCCGTCCGAGGTGTACAACCCCATGCGCAGGTTGCCGCCGATGAGCGCGAGCGTGGTGTTGCAGGCGATGGAGGTGAGGGTGCACTTGCGGCCCGGCCAGAAGGGCATGGCGAACATGCGGCCGTCCGGCACGTTGGCCGAGGCGGCGTTGCCGTAGGCCGGCACGTTGTGCCAGAAGCCGGAACGCACGGTCGGCACGTTGCCGGTGGGGCCGATGGTCAGCTGCTCGCCGGAGAGGCCGTCGCTGGCACGGATCTGCCCGAGGTCGCTCCTGTACCACGTGTCCCCCGACTGGGGTGAAGCGGGGGGTGTGGTGACGTTCAGGAGGCGGAGCAGGGCCCCCATGCGACGGCCGCTCATCAGCGGACCGGGATGGCGGAGACGCGGAACTGACCCGAGGTCGGGACGAACCCGAACGTGACGCTGAAGCTGTTGATGCCGATGGCCGTCACTTCGACGTTGTACTCCTGACCGGAGGAGACCTCGGCCACGCGCGTCACGAAGTCGTCCTTGTTCGCCAGAGCGAAGTTGTGGGTGATCGTGAACGTCTGGAGCACTCCGTCCCCGACGAGCACCGAGAAGCCGTCCGCAAAGGCGTTCAGCTGGTTGACGTTCACCGCGTCGGTTCCGGCGACGCCGGGAGCCAGCTCGGTGATCTTGTTGCCGTTCATGTCAATCTGCTGGCCGAACTGCACGCCGGACATGGGGCTACCTCCTCAGGTACGCGACGCCCGCCGTGGGCGTCGCAAAGGTGATCGTCAGGTTGTCGTCGTCCATGTACGCGACCTCACCGAACGTCTGTTCGTTGCCCAGGTCGATGGTGAGGACGGCGGGGAAGCTGTTCAGACCGTGCATGATCACCCAGGTGGTGGCGGCCACCGGCTGGTCCCACTGGAACGTGGACGGCCAGACGTGGGTGAGGCCAGGATCCAGGTCGACGATCACGTAGAACGCCTGACCGTTGACCCTGACCCAGTAGTCCCCGTTCTGCACCCAGAAGTCCAGGTAGCCCGAAGCGTCCGTGTTGACCGGGTTCGGGAGCGGGGTCACGCCGCCCGAGTCGGCGAACAGCGGAGCGTGGATGTTGGAGAACCTGGGGAAGACGTGCGCCGGAACGTTGACGGCCAGCGACTCATCGTCGTACCAGTACTGCTCCCGGTAGCGGGCAAGGGGCATGAGGGACCTCCCCCGTAGGGGCCCGGCCGCCCCCTCGAAAGCGGCCGGGCCCACCAGGTACAGACTACGGCGCCGGAGTCAGCACCGTGGCACCGCAGGTCGGGGTGGGGAGCGGAGCGCTCGTCACCTCGAAGTGCATCGCCGTGGTCGGGCCGATGGCCGTCACCAGCTTCTCGATCGTGGCCGGAACAGTGGCGTCACGACGGACCAGGTACGGGCCCGTGCCCCACTGAGAGTTGAAGACGGCGCGCGCCGTCCAGGTGAACGTCAGGGCGCCGTTCTCGTGGGTCCACTCGCCCCACTGCGCGTCCTTGACCCAGGGGAACAGGAAGTACCCGTAGTTCGTGAAGCCGCCCGCCGTGCACGCCTGGCCGGTGACGCCCTCCCAGATTTCCAGGCCGAAGTTGGCCGACCCGGAGACAGCGCCGTCGATGCGGAAGCCGATGTTGTTCGGCGTCGGGCTCGCGTCGTCGACGACGATGGGGTCACCCGTCACCAGGTTGATCATCGTGGGGTCGACGGTGCAGACGTTCAGCTCGATGTCGAGCCAGCGCAGCGCGACCGGCGAGCGGTCGTCGATGCAGAGGTCACCGTTCGCGTCCTGCTGGGTGATCTCTTCGGTGTCGGCATAGTTCGGGGTGATAGTGCCCGAAATGAACGCCTTGGCCGTCAGGGTGCCGCCAGCGCCACTGACCACGGCGCCACAGGAGTCCAGCTTGGTGATGCGCAGCATCTTTCCCCGGGCCAGGGACACGCAGGTCGTGGCCATTACTCGTCACCTTCCTTCTTGCTACGGCGCCGCGCACGCGCAGGCTCCTGCGGGGACTCGCTCGCGTACCTGCGTGCGAGGTAGGGCGGAATGCGGAACTCGGTCCCGCCCGCCTGGGTCATCACGTCGGCCGGGTCGTCGGCCAGGGACAGCAGCTCGCGCGCCGTCGCCTGCACCTCTCCGGCCGCCGGGATCACGGTGGTCCAGTCGTCGTTCATCGCTACACCGGGGCCGGGGTTGCTGCGGTGGCCGGAGCCGCAATGGGCACCTGGACGGCGAACACGGTGTCGCAGATCCAGGCGTGGGCGTAGACGGTCTCGGCCAGGGCCATCCACTGGTTGTTCGTACGGTCCAGGGTCTGGACCGGGTCGGGCTGGTTGACCGCCGAGGACCACAGATAGACCTGCGGGGTCATGAACGCCCAGACGAAGCCGGCCGCCGGGGCCGCCGCCGCCGGGCCGGTGATGCCGTACCCGGCGCCGAGCGAGACGTTCGAGCCCAGGGGCGTCTTCCAGATGCCGACCTCCTGGCGGTCAAGCACTTCGCCGTAGGCGAGAGCGCCCGTCGCGCGCTGGTTGACGTGGATGGTGCCCACGTAGCCGTGCGCGTCGTAGAACGCCTCCTCCAGGGCGCTGATGGCCGCCCCGGCCCCTGCGGCCGTCGGGACCACGATCGTGGCTCCAGCGGTCGTCAGAGCCGGGTTCTGACCGGCCAGGCCGCCGCCCGTCCAGACGACGTTCTCCACGGCGTGCTGCGCCCCGGCGTTGTACCGGGCCGCGACCCGGCGCCGGACGTCGTCCGCCGTGGTGCCGACCGTGCCGCACTGATAGCTCGCGATGAGCCAGTACGGCGAGGCGTCCACAATGGGCGTGCCCGGCGTGAACGCCTTGGCGTCGTGCGGGGCGGCGCAGGTGGGGTTGTACGGCACGACCTGGATGCCGCAGTCCTCGGCCACGAACTGGAGCCCCGAGGCGATGACACGCTCCCCGACCTCCCCGGCGCGCGAGGCGACGGTAAAGAGGCCGTAGCGCGTCGCAGGGTGCTGCGGTGCCCGGATCTCGTGCTCGTTGTTGGTGATGATCACTGCCATGTCTGTCCCTCCCTCCGCTCTGAGGGGTGGCGCCCGCCACAGGGACGACGAGCGGGCGCCACCGGTTCAGGGGGTGGGTCAGGCGGCCGGAGCCACGCAGGAGCTGTAGACCTGGTGGCCGGTCGCGCCGGACGGGCAGGCCTGGGCGGTGTACAGCTTGATCTCGCCGCAGGGGTAGATCGGGGCGTAGCCCTCCTCGGTGAACAGAGCCGTGTACAGGTTCTGCTTGAGGTTGGTGCTGTCGTAGACGTTGGTCAGGGTGATCACGTCTTCGCGCAGCAGCACGACCGCGCCGGCCGGGTAGATCAGGAACTGCACGGTGTTCGGGAACGCGGTCAGGAACGTGATCGGGGCGGTGATGTCGCCCGGGCCCGTCGCGAGGCCGGACGGGTTGTCCTGCCAGTCGCGCACGAACTGGGGGCGGATGTTGCGGGTCGAGAACCAGCTCATGATCGTGGAGTTGGCCAACGCGAACGGGTCGGCGTGCCAGGCGTTGCGGCGGCCGATGTCGGCGCGCCACTGCGCCAGGATCCACTGCGGCAGGACGATCTCCAGGACCTGGTTCTCGGACATGTGCGCCCGGTACCGCATGTCGATGGCGGCGATGTCCACGGCGGCCAGGATGCTGGACACGGCGGAGGCATCGGGAGTCTGGCCGGTGGCCGCAGCGCCCTGCGGCGGGATGACCACGGCCGCGCCGGCCTGCGTCACCATCTGGGCGATGATGTCGCGGTTGACGTTGACCTCGTGCTTGAGCGTCAGGCCGTCGATCAGGGTCGCGACGTTCTCCCGGTAGCCGACATCCTGAAGGAAGCTGCCGGTGATGCAGGTGACGGCGACGTCCATGCGGCGGTCGGTGAAGACGGGGCAGGGCAGCTCGGTGCAGTTCTTCGGGGTGTCGGCGATGACCTGCGCCTCGGTCAGCTTCGTGAACGAGGTGAGGGTGGCGTCGTTGATCTGCGCCCAGGACCAGTAGTTCGTGTAGTTCACGCCGCCTCGGGGGGCAGACATGGTCGGGAGGTCGATGAGACCGTCCGAGGTCCACAGGGAGCAGAGGTCATAACGGTTCTCGGACGGCGCACACCAGCCGGCCGCCGCCGTCAGAGCGCCCATGGACGGGCCACCCTCGTTGACGCTCTTCTCCCAGGCGCGCATGAGGGATCCGCCTTCCAGGCGGCTCTGGTTGCGCACGTCGTTGATCACCTGGGCGTCGGTCTCACGGTTGCCCGTGGCCCGGTGCTCACGCTCCCTGGTGAACTGCGCGAGCGCGCGCTCGGCACGGATGCCGCCGCCGACCCGGCTGGAGCCGAACTGGGCGAAGAGGCGAACCGAGGCCTCGCCGATCTCGCGCACGGTGGCCTCTTCGCCGACCGAGCGGCGCAGGACGCCCGCAGCGTCGGAGGAAAGGGCGGTCAGGACGCGGTCCCGACGGGTGGTGGCCACGGGCTCGACGACCGGAACGGCCACAGGGGGTTGTGCGGCCATCTGAGCGACGCTGGGGACCTCGGGGACCACCTCGGCCTCTACGGCCGCCACAGGGGCCGCCACGGGGCGCACGGAGGGAATCTCGGGGACGGTCACGCTGGCGAACGCGTCGCGCTGCGCCTGGGCCGCCTCTGCGGCCGCCGTACGCGCTGCGCCCTCGGCCTGGAGCAGGGGGAGCCGCTCGGCGAGGGTGGCGAACTCGGCAGCCTCCTCGGCGGTGTGCTGCTCCTGGGCGGCCAGGGCGGTGCCGCGCTCGGCGACGCGGGTGAACTCGGCGGCGAACGCCGCGTCGTCCAGGGTCGTGGGGTCGAAGACCTCGGGGGTGATCTCGTCGGGCATCGCTGGCCTCCTCGGGCGCAGGACGGATGGTGGACACGTCTTGCGGCCCGGCTCTCAGCTCAGCGGCCACGTACTGATCACAGAGTAAGGCATCGGTCAATGGTGACTCTGTGTAGACAATGCGCAGTGTAGTCGCGTGGACTACAGAGAGTGCCTAGTCGGCATCTAGACGGGTTAGACGGGTAGTCCGGTTAATTCCCAGATCGTATATCCCACGCGGGGAGGATCCGGGGTACCTGTCTAACCCGTCTAGATGCTGTCTGACTAGGCCTTTCCCTTCGGAACGGCCTTGTAGGTGCCGCCCTTCGAGCTTGCCGACACCGCGATCCGCGCCTCCTGAATCGTCGCCACGGTCACGCTCGGTTCACCCCCCTTGAACGTCACCTCGTACGAGACGTTGGGCCGTGCGGCCCCGCAGCATCCCGCCATTACTCACTCCCTGTTGCGTTGTGCCAGGCCCACAGAGCCCTGGCGCTTACCGTCTGCCGCTCCTGGAAAGCCTCCTGAAGCGTGACCTTGTGACCCTCCTCGGCCACCGGCGTGATGCCGAAGCTGCCGATGAGCGAGCGCTGCGCCCCCGAAGCGAAGGCCACACGGGCCCTCGGCACAGGAAAGCCAGGCGCATTGACGCTACAGACTGCGATCAGCTCCAGCGACCCGCCGATACGTCGCCAATCGCCGCTGACGGGGCTGGAGCGGAACACGTCCACCGCCGCAGGCACGGCCCCGGGGAGCAGCCACCCGGCCACCCAGATGCCGTGGGCGTCCTCCCCGGCGACCACCCGGGCGACGGCCGCAGACGGGTCGTCGTAGTGCGCCTGGGCGGCCTGGAAGGCCGCGCCGATGTCCGCGTGCCTCGGGCCCGCCACGAGCGTCCCCACGGGGATCGTGCGCCCGTCCTGGAGCGTCTGCTCGGCCGTGTGGAAGTAGGCGTACCCCGAGGCGCTGAACGGCGCCGTGACGCACCCGGGGAGCGCCACGTGGCAGCTGCCCCACCCGGCGATGTGGCCGAACACGCGTCCGCTGTCCGACACGGTGAGCGGGGTCAGCCGGTCCAGGTCGGGTGCCTTGAACCACTCGGCCGGGGGCAGCTCCGGGGCAGCGGCCGAGGCGTACAGCCACTCGGACTCCATGGCCATGCCGTCCTCTTCCACCACAGCCGGGAGCGGGTCCAGGGTGAAGGAGACGTCGGCGAACGCCGGGATGGACACCAGAGTGGCCCCGGCGATCCGCCAGGAGGTGATGACGATGCGCTCCTGGTCGTCCATCGTGTACTCGACGTCGTCCAGGTCCACCGAGGGCCCGAGCACCCCCGCCTCCAGCTGCTCGACCAGCTCCCAGGGCGCCGATTCCAGCATGCGTCCGCTCGCGCTGACCATGCCGTCCCGGATCGTCAGCTGATCGATGGTGGCGACCACCACCGAACCGTCGTGTCCGTCCGCGCTCTTCTCCTGCCAGGAGATCGGCAGGGGCAGCGTGCGCGAGGAGCCGCCGCCAGGCGCGATGATGCGGCCGTCCCCGGTGGGGACGCCCAGGCGCGCGAGCACGCCGTTCCAGGTCCTAGCCATCAGTCGCTCATTTCCAGGATCTTGTCAGCGCGCCGTACGGCGCGTGCGAACCGGCAGCCGGGGTGCCACACCGTCTTCCACCACGCCATGACACTGCGGTGGCACAGGGGGCAGATCACTGCGCACCCGCGTCCCGGGCGTACAGGTACACCAGCAGCTCGGGGGTGAGGATGGCCGGGTCACTGTCGATCGCGTCCAGCACGCCGTTGGGGTCGGACGTGATCGGGTCGATACCGTGCGCGATCCGCCACTCTTCCAGAGTCATGATCGTCTCCTATCCGGTGGGAGCCTGGCGGCTCGTCCAGTCGATCGTCTCACCCAGCACCACCGGGAGCATCGAGCACCGGCAGTTGATGACCTCCCCGGCCGGCCCGGTGGGGTCGCCCGGGAACAGCAGCCGGGCGCCGCCGACGATGAACGGCTCCGACAGGAGCGTGCGCTGCTTGTCGGCCTTGGTGTGGGTCGGCCGGGTGCGCGTGTCCTCGGTGGAGATCCACTGCTTGAACGGCGCCACGTCACCTCGGGCCTCGGCGTCCAGCTGCGCGCCCCGGAAGACGCCCGCGTTGACGGCGCCGATCGTCTCGGTGCGCGCCACGGTCATGGCCCGGTTCGGCCAGTACGTGGTGCCGGAGGCTTGCAGGATCGTCTGGATCTCGTCTCGCACCCGCTCGAGCGCGAGCCCCTCGGTGATGCCGCGCTCGACCTCCCGGACGATGAGCCCGTACACCTCGTCGGGGGTGTTGCGCATGCGGTTGCCGGCCTGGTTGAGGTAGGTGGACGTCCACGGGTCGGTGGGCGGGTCCCCGGCGGCCGTCACCCGCCGCCACGCGTCCGTGAGGACGCCCCGGACCTCGGGGATGACCTCGGTGTCGACGGCGTTGGTCCAGAACTGCACGTGGTCGCTGACGCGCCCGGGGTCGATGCTGCCGCCGTCCGGCACCACGGCGGGGCGCACCCGGTCCAGGAAGCCGGTCAGGGACCGGAACCAGGTGCGGGCGATGCGCTGTTCCCCGTCCCGGATGAACGCCTGCGCGCGCAGCCGCTGGGGGAGGTGCGGGTCGTCGCCGGTCGGGGTGGTCACCGCAGGTACCAGACCATGCGGTCCCGGTCGTGCAGCATGCCCGAGGTGAGCAGCCCGGTGACGTACAGCTCCAGGGCGGTGCGCAGCCGCTCGGGCTGCATGCCGAAGGCCAAGGCCACCCCGTCCGCAAAGCGGATGTCCACCTCGTTCTCGGCACGCTCGGGCTTGATCCGGGTGTGCAGTTCGTGGCGGGGAACGGTGCGGAACTGGCCCCGGTTCTGGTTGGTGAGCAGTCGACCACCGGCCCGGTCCAAAGCCTGCATGACGATGACTTCGGCGGCCGCGACGAGCCCCTCCGGGACGGTCTGCGCGTCCGGCTCCTGGCCCTGCGTGCCCGGCAGGGCGTTGTTCGGCTGCGGCTCGGGCTGGGGGGCTTCCAGCTCTCCGCCGGACGTGACGGTGGCGTCCACGCCCGCCGCCACGGGTGCCACCTCGATGGACAGCCCCAGCGCCGACGACACGGACGGGTCGGCGAGCAGCGTGGGCGCGCCGATGACGACCTTCTCCAGGAAGCGCCGGGTGCGCTCCTCCTCATCCGGCATGGCGTCCTCGGGCACGCCGTTCTCGGAGAGCATGTACTCGTCCGAGATGAGCAGCTTCTCGTACAGGTCGCGCAGGTTCTCGGTGTCGTCGGGGCGCGCGACGATGGCGGTGGTGTCCCACCCGAGCTCGAACGTCTCGGCCTGGTCCGGCGTCATGCCCATGGCCACCAGGGCGGGCCGGAACCAGTGCTCGGTGATCGCGTCGCCGAGGGCCTTGAGCAACGGCTCGATGTAGATCTTGTACGTGGACTCCTCGACCTGCCAGGCGCTCCAGTGGTTGGATTCACCTTGCGTGCCACGGGCGACGTCGTTGGGCATGTCCAGGGTGGCGCCCAGGCGGTTGATCGCCTCCGTGCGCAGCTCCACGACGGACGCGTCGAACAGGGTGGAGAAGTCCTGGAAGAGGGCGTTGGAGATCTGCTCGCCGGGGAGGGTGAGCACGATGGGGACCTGCGCCGAGGCCTGGCCGGGGTTCTGGAGCGACAGCTCGGCGGCCGTGAGGAACATGTCCATCAGGGCGGCGCCCACGGTCTCGTGGTCGCCCTTGGGGAAATCGGCCTCCTCGGGCACGAGCCACACGCCGTTGCCCGCCAGACGGGAGTCCAGGCGGGCGGCGATGTTCTGGGAGGCCTTCTCGATCTCCCGGCAGATGGGGAGGGCCGGCCGTACGGCGCTGTCGGCCTTCGACTGGTCGTTGGGGTGGGGGCACCAGACGCGGAGCAGCCGGTCGGTACCGGCGCGCAGGAGGTTGTCCAGGCCGGTGAAGGGGTCGCGGTACTGCCAGGTGTCGCCTTTGGACTTGACCTTGTCGCCGGACAGCACGAGCCACTGGTCGGGCCGGTTGATGCCGCCCTGCGGGCGGACGACGATCCACGCCTCCCCGGGGACCTGCCAGCACAGGGAGAGCGTCTTGAGGAGCCCGGCGCGCTGGGCGGGGCCGCCGAGGACCAGGGATGCGGCGGCAATGGCGCGCGCGTCCTCGGTGGGCCCGGTGGCCTTGCCGGTGGCCGGGTCGATGTCGGTGGCGTGGACCTCGGCCTGGGACACGGCGTTGGCGATCCAGATCAGCGGGCCCCGCAGCTCGCCGATTGCATCGAAGAAGTACCAGCCCTCCTGCTGCCAGGTCTCGGTGGAGTCGGGCTTGCGGGCCCGGGCGATCGCCTTGACGCCGGGGCCGGACAGCGGCATGGCGGCGGCCAGCACGACCTTGGGCGGGTACGGCCGCCCGTCCCGTTCCACGGGGCCGCCCGTGCCGATGCGGAGCGCGTTGCGGATCCCCATCACTCACCTTCCTTACTGGCCAGCCACCCGGCCACGTAGCTGAACGCCAGGGCAACGGCCGGGGCGTGCCACCAGGACCACGAGCCGACCCACGCGCCTGCGGCGGCCCCGGCCCCGCCGACCCACACGGAGACGCACCAGTCGCAGGTGAGGAGGTAGGCCAGCCACCCGTGCAGGTCGATTCGGGCGAGGACCCAGCGGCGCACGGGGTGCGTGATCTGGTCGCGTGTCACGAGCCGTGTCAGCCGGGCGGTTGCGAGGGCTGCCACCAGCAGCGTGAGGATGTCCATGGTGATCCCTATGATGCCCGCCGTGCAGCCGCTGCGCGCCGTGCGGCCATGGCCGGGTGCTCCCGGACGATGCCCTTGCGCTGCGCGCCGTGCGGGGTGGTGATGGTGCCCTCGGACCGGTCGTGCTTGCGCATCAGGTACGTGACGGCGTGCACCATGGCGTCCAGGCGGTCCGGGGACATGGTCGGCTCGTCCTCGGGGATCCAGGTGGTCAGCTGGTCTTCCAGGTCGGGGAAGGTCCCGACGTGGCTGACGCGGCCCTGTTCGTAGCGCATGGCGACGGGCTGCGCGCGTAGCCGCTTGCCTTGGGAGGCGTTGACGCGCCGCAGCGGCGCCGCCCCGGGGTCGGTACCGGGGTTGCGTTCCTTCCACACGGTGCGCAGCACCTGCTCGATCCAGTCCTTGCCGCCGTTGTCCTCCACGATGAGCAGGGAGGCGCCCCAGGTGTCCAGGAGGCTCCAGGCGCGCCGGGCGGCCCGGTCGGGACTCAGTCGCTCGGATCCGTCGGCCAGGATGTAGTTCCGTCCGTCAGCACCGCGTCCAGCCACGACCAGACCGGTTTCATCTCCGGCGCCGGTTCCCGCAGGGTCCATACCGACCACGATGTTGATGAGCTCGGGGGCGTGGTCCACACGGGCGCCGTCGATATGACGTCGAGCCACAAGCGCTCCCGGGAGGTCCTCAAGGACTTCGGCATTCAGCTCCTGCCTTCCGAGGGACGTCCCCTCGTACTTCGCGATGACGGCGCGCTGGAACGTGGCGGCCAGGTTGCCCAGGTTGTCGTACGTGGTACCCCGGCTGACGGCCGTACGCTCGTCTTTCAGGAGCTGCTTGATCAGGGGCAGCGGCCGGGGCGTGGTGGTCACGAAGATCTGCGGGTGCTCTCCGAGGCGCATGCCGAGCTGCGCCATGTCCCAGGCGTGCTGGAGGTACCGCCAGGCGGCCATCTCGTCGAACCAGCCGTAGTGGTGCTGGGGGCCACGCAGGCGGTCCGGCTCGTCGGCCGAGTAACACATCTGAATGGCGCCGTTGGGGTACGTCAGGCGCCGCTTCGACGGCTCGTACACGGGCCGGAAGGTGGCCGGAGCGCACGCCATGATGCCGGACTCACCCTGCACGAGGATGTCCCGGGTGTCGGCGGCCGTGGGGCCGATGAGCGCTCCGCGCTCCTGCTGCCGGGCCTTGGAGATGGCCCACTCGGCGCCCGTACGGGTCTTGCCCCAGCCTCGGCCCGCCAGGGCCATCCACACGTCCCACTCCCAGTCGGGAGGACGCTGGGCCGGGCGTGAATGCGGCCCAGCGTTCCCGCGATGCGGATCGCCGAGGCAGGCCGGATCACCGCAGATCCACGGCACCTTGCCGGCCTGGCGGTCCTGGAGCGTCTGCTCCAGGACCTCTTCCAGGCGGGCAAGGTCAGCCGGGCTCATGCGCTCCAGCTGCGCCCGGCTGATGCTCACGACCCGCTGTCCTTGGCGTACTCGCGCTGGAGCTTCTCGACCAGCTCCTCCACCCGGTCCATGGCGGCCACGGTGGTGGTCTGGTTCTTCATCCCCAGCATGAGGCTGTTCGCCTCCACCCGGGCGAGCGCTTCGACGGCGCGCGTCCAGGCTACGGTGGGGTCGGTCTTGCGCTCGATGAAGACGTCCAGGCGGCTGTCGAGCAGCCCCCGGAGCTTGTCCATGAGGGCGAGGTTCTTGTCCCGGGACTCGGCCAGCTGGTGGACCAGGCCGTCCGTCTGCGCCTCGGCCAGGTGGACGTCGAAGGCCCGTACGCGCTCTACCCAGTTCCAGTCCGAGGACCACTTCGAGATCAGCTGGCGGGACTTGCCCAGCTCCTCGCACACCTTGGGGTGGGTGCGCAGGCTCATGTACGAGCGGAAGGCTTCGTACGCGACCGTGGTCTCTTGCGGCTGCCTCATCCACGGGTGCTCGGCGTGGCCCCCGTCACCCCACTTCGCCATGTCTGTCCTCCTCAGCTGGCCTTCCTGCACAGGAAGTATTCGTGTTCGTTCAGTACGACGATCTCACCTGCGTAGCCCGTCGGGCACGCCTCAGCCGGCTCGCCCTGGTCGCCTTGCGGTCCGACCGGCCCAGGCGCCCCGCTCGGACCAGGAGGGCCCTCCGGGCCGCGTTCGCCTTGCGCCCCTTGAGCCCCTTGAGCGCCCGTAGGACCTGATGGACCGACCGGCCCGGTTTCGCCAGTCGGGCCCAGAACGCCCGGCTCGCCCTGCGGTCCCGGGCCCCCGGGCCTACCGTCGGCACCATCACGCCCGTCCTTTCCGTTCGTCCCTGTCTCGCCCTTCGGGCCCGCCACCGGGGTGCCGCCGAGGTCGCGCACCTGTTGCGCGAGCGCGGTGCGGTCGCGCTCGGCGGCCGTCAGGCGGTCCGCCAGCTGCTGGCCGTAGGCCAGGGCGTACGCCACGGCCACGGACAGCGCTATGACGACGAGCCACCAGCGGACGGCTTTCATGGCTTCCCCAGGACGGCGTACAGGATGATGCCCACGATGACAGGGGCCACCACGGCCGTCCACACCCAGGTTTTCATGGCCTCGGTGCGCGCCTGTTGGGCAGCCACCTGCTTGGCGACGGCGGCGAGCTCCAGCTCGGCTACCCGCTGGTCGGCGGCGCGCTGCTCCTGCGTGACGTACCGGTCCATCTGGGAGAGGATCCGGGACACGTCCGCCTGGAGATCCCGGAGCAGCTCGCCGATCGTGGGCTCATCCATCAGCGCCGGGTCAGCTCATCGGCCAGGTGTGCAGCTCCAGCCATGCGTCCTCGACGGTCACGGAACCGGTGCCCTGACGGGAGACGACCTTGAACACGAGCCGGTTGGCGACGGTGCCGTTGACGGGGACGGAGACGCTGATCGGCATCTGACCGAGGTCGCGGCCCTGGATTTCGCGCTTCACCGGGCTGTCGCCGGCGAGCGTGCCGTCCGAGTACTCCTCGGCGGCGTAGACGTGGACGACTTCTTCGCGCTTCAGGCCGGTCAGCACGAGCGTGACGACGCCGGAGTAGGTGACGTTGGAGGCGACCGTCTTGCCGCCGTCGGCGTGGCCGTTCGCGTCGTCGGGGTACTCCTCGGTCCAGTAGATCGTCTGGGCTACGCCATCGACCAGGGTGAGGTTCTCCTGGCGGCGGCCGACGAAACGGTTGGGCTTCTCGGGCATGTCGGTCCCTGTCTGCGGGGGCGCCGTGGCGCCGGGGTTCCAGCCTGCCGAATGCGCAAGCCGTTCCTTGATCCTCGCACGGAACGCGGGCATGGACGGCATGCCTGGACCAGCCGGGTCGGGCTTGTAGTCGGACCACTCCTTGTGGCCGATGCACGACTTCTCGGACCACTGGTGGAAGCGGCAGACGGCCGCGTTGGCGCGCACCATGGCCTCCACCTGGGCCTCGGGCCACGGATCCTTGCCGTTGCCGTAGTTGACGCACTCGTACCCGTAGAAGTGCGGGTTGCCGTCCACGGCCCCGGCGCTGCCCTGGTGCTGGTGGGTGGCCGGGGGCACGTCGTTGTAGCGCTCGTCGCGCACGGCGGCCAGCACGTTGGGGTCGCCGCCTCCGGCGTGGTTGGCCCGGCCGTTGCCAACGAGGTGGACGACTCCGTCCTTGGTGATACAGCCCTGGGCGAGGGGGCCGGGCAGCTCGTCGTCCCCGTCGAAGATGTACTGGACGGCGCCGGAGCTGCCGCCGCCGGTGTGGTGATTGATCACGCCGTTGACGGGGCCCCAGGCGCCCTTGTGGTTGCGGTTGTGGGTCCGCCAGCCGGGGTACTCCACCACGGTGCAGCCCTCGGCACGGAGTGCGGCTACGTACTGGTCTGCGGTCATCGGTGTCGACATGGTCAGTTACCGCCCTTCTTCAGGGCGGCCAGCGCCCGCAGCTGGTGGGTGACCCACTCGGCCAGCACGTGGTCCGGGGTGTTGGACTCGGAATCCCACCCCCATTCGTTCAGCAGTCGGGCCAGCTCCGTCTGGAAAGCTTCTTCCACGCGATCACGTCCCTTGTCGTCGTCTTGGCCAGAATACGACGAGACCCCCGCCGGGTGGACGGGGGTCTCGGGGTCAGGGTCAGCTGTCGTCGGGGCGTTCGTTGAAGTCGGCGGCCGCGATCAGCCGCTCTCCGACGGACCGGGCCTCCTCGTTGGTCAGCCGTAGGTGACCCTTCTCGTCGGTAATGACCTGAGTCACCCAGACGTACAGCACGGAGATGTCGGTGCCGGTGAGGGTCTCCCCGGCGGAGTAGACGTTGAACGGGCCCTCATCCATGGCCGCACCCCTTGACCCACCAGCCGCAGCGGGCGCAGTAGCGGTACTCGGTTCCGTCGCTCATCAGCCACGTACCAGGGTCACGATGATCGCGACGATGACGACCAGGTTCACGCAGGACTGTGCGATGACACCCCCGACCGTCAGGGGCTTGCGCTCCTTCCCGACCGCCCACGGTGCCAGGAGCAGTCCCAGGGCGTGGATCACGAGGAGGCAGTAGAGCAGGATGGTGATCATGATTCGTCCCTTTTGTTGAAGCGGGACCCAAGCCACTTGCTCGGGCCGACGGTCAGCCACCGGTTGGGGTGGCTTGGATCACGCATCAGCGTGACCTGCGGTTCTTCTTCCACAGCCCCTTCCGGGGCCGGTGGGGGAGCGGGGTTAGGTGTAGGTGGCACGCGCTTGGCGGCCCAGATGATCGCCCCCCACCCCACGGCCCACAGGGCCAGGACCGAGAAGGTCGGGGTGATCGCCCACATGAGGCTGGCGAACCCCAGGACGACCGTCGTCGCGACGGCCGCCCCGGCGCAGCCGGTGCCCTCGGGGGTGTCGTCCTCGCTCACGACACCACCGCCGTGAACCAGACACCAGCCAGGTTGGCCGCCGAGGCGAGCGGTACGGCCGCCCAGCGGGCTATCCCGGCCGAGAGGGCCAGGGTCCCGCCGGAGAGGAACCCTCGCCACTTCGAGCCGGTGGCGCCCTTGTCGTGGCGGACGTAGAAGACCACGAAGGACAGGATCGCCATGAACAGTCCGCCCGGCGTCAGGACCAGGTTGGCGGTCTGCGGGGCGAGCATCTGGGGGCCGCCGAACCCGTACTGATAGACCGCATCCCCGACGAAGGTCGAGCCCCAGATCATCCACTTGCCCAGCACCCCGGCCAGGCCGCCGACGCAGAGGGTGAACAGTGCCCCGATCGCCCAGGTGAGGACGAAGGGAAGCAGCTGCCCGAGGTAATGCAGCTTGCGCTTACCCGTGAGGGCCTTGATCCCGGGGTACCAGTCGGCGATCTCCCAGGCGAGCATCGAGAAACCGATCAGGAGGGTGCCGATCGTGTAGTAGACGGGCGCGTTCACTTCGGGAGCACCCCCAGGTACCGCAGCAGCCGGGTGGCACGCTCCTGGCCGACGCCCAGGTGAGTCTTCATACCGACCACGGTCGGGTTGCTCGTACTACCGACGTACTCGGTCGCGCCGGGCAGGTACGGCTTGTCCCGGTCTTCGAGTACGCCCCCCTCGATGGCTGAGGGACCGTCGGGTATGGGCTCCGGGTCGGGTACGACGGTCAGGTACGGGACGGGTGAGTCCGGGTCGCCGTACTCGGCCGTACTCCACGCCTCGGGTACGGAGTCGGGTACGGACGGGTGCGGGGTCCAGTCGTAGTTGAGTACGGGTGCGATGTCCGGCCCGGCCTCCGGGTACGGGAGTACGGCGGCGGTCTCCACCGGGTACGTACCCAGCTGCGCCGAGGTATCGGGTACGAGCTCCTCGGGGGCCTTCACCACACCCGAGAAGAACGCGTCCGCCGTACCCGCCTTGAGACCCCAGAGGATCTCCTGCCGGGTACGTACCCGCTCCAGCGAGTGGACCCGCCA